AAAAAACACCAGTACCTGCGCCTGGGCATAACCCGAACAATTGTTCTATTTATTCCCCAGGCAACGGGAAACCCAGCAGGTAATGGGGAGGCGGGGGAGGCGGAGGCCCAGGTTATTTCCACCTGGTCTTCGTCCAGTATCCCGAACAATTGTTCTGTTTGTTCCCAGGCTGGCGGGATATCCAGGCGGAAGATACCTGGTTGTTTACCCAGCTCCTGCCTGGTACAATAACCCGAACAATTCTTCGGGTAATCCCGAAGGCCAGGGAGATCCCGAACCAAAATACGATATATACCTGGGAATCCCGCAGCCAGCCCGACATAACCCGAACAATTTTTCGGCTTCCCGACCCCGAAGCTGGCCTTCCCCTGCTGGACGGCGAAAAAAACGGGGCTGGCGGGCGGATAGCCGCCCCCGCCAAGCGTTCCCGTTACTCTGCTGCTTCTTGATTATAGTTTGTTATAGGATTTTGTTCGGGTTCTGTGGGATTTTCTACGGGTGTTACGTCAATCATACGATTTTTAGCACGATCCATAAATTCTTGCAGTTGCTCAACAATCTGCTCCCGACTGAGATTGTCAACGTGTTCGTGCGTTACATGGCTACGGGCAACCATTAACCCCGTTACCTTTAACCTAAGTTCCTCGGCCTTAATCGCTGCTCCAAAGTTACCTTCTTGCCATGCCTCATCCCGTAAGCGTTGCATATCCCGAACAGATTTAGTTATTGACACCCCGTACTTGGCTTCAAGCTCCTGACGCATCTCCTCCATGCGTTCTTTGACCCGTGGGTGATTGAGAAGCTGCACAGCGGAAACGTTCGGGTTCTTGTACCCTGCCTCCCTAGCTGCTGCGGTTTGGGTCATGTCTTTGTGAATGTAGTTATCGAGAAACTTCTGCTGCGGTGGCGTAAGTCTCTTTTCTCCTTTTGCTACCTGCTCCCCGACCTTTGGCATACTGGCTCCCATGTTACCCGAACAATTTATCGGTTTATATTACCTTATCCGCTGCTGCCGTCAAGTGCTATCTATCCCAAACATTTCCAACATAACATCAGGCGCGGCGGCGACAACATTACATCAGGGGGGTTAAGGTATATAACCCCCCCTATAAGGGGGGTGAAGTGTTTGAAGTAAAATAACATATTGATTTTATTACATTATTTACATCAAATCAAATTTTTGAAGTGTTTGAAGTAAACTGGTAAAGTATTGAAAACAATAAACATTTTACTTTACTTCAACAACTTCAAGTTTTGAAGTGTTTTTTTTTGAAGTAAAAAATCCTTTAAAATCAATGAGGGCATTTTTCATAAATTATTTTATGTTCAGGGGTTGATCTTTGGGATTGTATGGGATATATATCATATTGTCTAGTAAAAGGAGGACAGAAAATGTCAGGTTATAATGGATGGAAGAACTGGGAAACGTGGAACACCAACCTATGGTATGGTGATTATCTCAATGAATATTATTTGGAACTTTTTCGAGAGGGTAATTTAACAAACCCTGTGGAAGCGGAGAACGTCAAAGACATTGTTGAGAGTATTATTTTTGACTGTGGCAACGTTCCCGAAAGTGGCTTTATTGCTGATTTAGTAAATGGCGCAATGAGCGAAGTTGATTGGCGCGAGATCGCTAGTCATGTTGAGGATGCAATTAAATATGAAATGGAGAATGCATAATGTATTATTTAGCGTATGGCATGAACACGAGCCGCGATGCAATGGCGGTGAGGTGTCCAAAAGCGAAACCGATGGGCGGGTTTTACCTGCCCAACCACCGTTTGATTTTTCGTGGCGTGGCTGATTTTCGCTACGACCCCGATTGTGTGTTGCCTGTGGTATTGTGGGAGATCACGCCCGAATGTCTGATTGCGTTGGATAGGCTTGAGGGCTACCCGACTTTATACGATAGGCGTAAGATCAACGGCAATTGGATTATCTACGACATGAATGGCGACAAGGGAAACTTGCGGCATCCGTCAAGCGGCTACTATGACATGATTGAGAGCGGATACAAGGATTTCGGTCTTGATGATTGGTATTTGAGAGCGGCAAGAGAGGACGCATCTTACAACGAAGCAAAGCGCAAGGAAGTTGCAGTATGATTAATTGGCAAGATTGGGTTATTGCCGCGATTACATTTATTGCCGTGATGCTTTGGATTGTGGGAGTTGTCCTGCAATGGTGGTAGAAGGAGGAAAAAATGAAACATGTTCACTTTGTAGGGTTCAGAACTGATGCTCAACACAGTGCCGCCGTCAAAGTCTGGGGAAAACCCGACTTTGTCCACAAATGGCATGATAAAAGAATGTGGGGAGATATCGACCCCGACAATGATATCGTGGTTTTTGCTAAAGGGGCAACGCTCCAACCGTCCAAATGGACATGGCAAGACCACCAACTTTGGTAAATAAAGCCCCCGCAAATTCAAGCGGGGGTTTTTTTGTCCCAGGCATATAACCCGAACAATTTGTCGGGTTATTTTTTTGTCCCCGCTGCGCGTTTTTTTCTTGCATTGGTATTTTTCCCATGTTATACCAATTCTTGCAGGAAGATATAAGGTCTGCCTTTCTGCCTCACAACTAGACACCCCTCAGTCTCCTATCTGGGGGGTTTTTTTTATTCATAAATTTTTTTATTTATTTGTTGACACCGAGTATAAACTATTTTATGTATGGGATATCTAGCAAATTGAAAAGGAGTAAAATCATGGGCTTAGATATGTATTTACGCGGTGACAAATTCATCAGCAAGTGGGATTTCTCACAAAGTCAAGAGGACGGTAGGCCGTTGGAAGTGAAGCGCCCTGTTGTAGATGGGTTTGAAGTAAGTGAGCAAGTTCTCGATCTTGGAACGTGGCGCAAGTTCGCACCGTTGCACAATTTTATTGTCAAAGAATTTGCCAAAGGCGAAGACAACTGTCAACCAATTCATTTGGAAGCTAAAGATTTGCGCAAAATTGCAAATGCGTTGCGTGATAACGAGTTGCCTAACAATGATGATTGTCATGGCTTCTTCTTTGGCGGTGATGAGTGGTGGGATGAATTACGTTCCGAAGGCGACCAGCATGCAAAGTCGTTTGACAAGGCCGCTGATTGGGTTGAGTCAAGTTCTTTGAACAGCGTTACCTATGTGGCAAGCTGGTAAGGGGGCTGACATGATTAATAAAGATTCGATTAAGGCTTACAACAAGTATTACAAGCCGTTGAAGGGTGCAAAGATTGTAGACTTCAACATGGTCAAATGTCAGTTTGACCCCGATGCTTATTGGCCGACTTTTACCATGCAAAAGGGAACTGATAAATTTAACTTTGTTCTTTCTCAGGACGAGGAAGGCAATGGCGGTGGCTTTGCTTTTATTGAGGATGTGAAATGATGTCTGAATTTTGCAAAGAATGTGAAGGTTGGGGGTTGATTGAAGTCGATAACCCCCGACCTCATAACTTTAATCGTGACGTTGGTTACATGGACGTTGGCACAATTGAATGCCCCGAATGTGGTGGCACTGGAGAAAAGGAACCAGAAGATGTTTCATAAGGTGGTAACGAAGCTATGGCAGGGCGATAAGGTGTCCGTCAGGGATTACGAAGTAAAGAGGGCCATTGATCTTGGTGGCCTTCATTTGACCTATAACAATCAAGTTATGACTTTAGCCCCCGATGATCTGATGAAGTTGGAGCCAGAAGACAGGGTTTATTCATCCCGAACAGGTGGTCAAAATTATAGCTTAGTTGATATTTTATTTAAACCAGATGAGGAGAATTAAAAATGTCTATTGCAGATGATACAATGTGTATGCATTACACACTTGAGCGGTTGGGCGGTATTAAAACCCAAACCGATCTACAAGAGTTTATGGAAGAAATCAGGTACAACATTAGCGTAAACGATGAACACCGTGAACTTAATCCCGATGGCGATATGCCCGATGGTTCTTTTGTTGATGATCCCGATGATTTTGACATGAACGCTGCGCTTGAGAGAGTTAAGCGTAACTACATTGAAAGGGCTTTGACTAAAACCAAAACGTTGTCTGAGGCTGCTGAGTTGCTTGGCTTTGCCAATTACCAGACTTTGCAGAACTGGATTGATAGATTGGAAAGAGCGCAATATGAGGCTGAAGATAAAAAGATGGGAGTGGCCTAATGATTAAATACTTTACCTTCATGGTGCTGACTTATTTCGTGCAAGGCGAACAAGTTACGCATAATATTTTGTTTCCGAGTTACGATGCTTGTAGTCACAACAAAAGAGCTATGTATGACATTATGATACCGAACCAAGACGATGTGCATATCTATTGCAAAGGCACAGCGGTTGCATCTAACGAACTTGTTAAGCCGAAACCACGCCCATGAGAGATAGAACTAATGAGCGGTGGAGCGATAAACAAAAAGAATGGTTAGGTTACAGACGTAAGATAGCCAACTTTAAGAAAACAAATGTTAGTTTGTCAAAGGCTCCCTGGGAGAAGAAAAAAGAAGTAAAGGAAGAAAAGGATGAAAAGTAGAATACAGCAAAGAGAGGGAGAAGTATGCCCCTCAATTAACTTACAAGAGTGCAGGATTGGTGAACCATTGCAAGACAATTACACAGGGGCAGGAGCGGCTTTAATTGCGTGTGATGGAGATAACATAGTAGACTTGGAATATCTTGATGAAGACCCTCACTCTAATTTAAAGTTTTTAATGAAAGCATGGGTACATAAACAAAAAGTATTTGTGGGGATGTGTAGCTGCGTATCCTTTTGCGATCCACAGGAACTGATCTTTGCAAAGAAGTTTAGTTTTCCTGATTTGATAGACCAAATAGATACAGCGTGTATCAAGAAAAAATTCACAATATATCATTAAAAATTAGCGGGATTTATTCCCGCTTTTTTTTGTCCCAGGTTGTTAACCCGAACAAATGTCTGTATTGTACGCCTGGGACATTGAGGCGGGTTTACCTCTTTGTCCCACGATTATTATTTTTGAATTTTTCTTTCTAACATTTCCAACAAAGCTACTAATTCTTCGCCCTGTTGTTTAACATTAAAAAAGCCCATCTGTTCTGTATGACTAACTAACAAACGGGCTTTTCTTTTAAGCTGCTTTATTATTGCTTGCGTTTCTACGTCCACTTAGCATCCCCTTTTAAAACGACAGCGGGGCCGACAATGCCCGTCCCGCATAGCTTTGTAGCTTCTGCGTTAAATGGCAAGCCCTCAAGCAACCCTTCTTCATTTACCAAGATTTGCCACTCAGGTTCCGTTGGGGAATGTACCATCTCCACATAACCCCCGACAATCTTCTGCGCTTCTTCAAGCGTTGGTTGTCTATCTTCAAATACTGTAATCATTTCTTCTCCTTTTTCTAGAATGATTGGGATAAATAGCACACTATCCCATGCTAGTCAAGACATCTTGTTCTTGATTTAATCGCCCACCTACAACACCAAGCCATTTACGAGTATCATTTTTACCTGTTTTAAAAGCACCGATCCGATTAGCATTTTGTAATGCTGTAACTGTATTATTAATCGTAGTTTTGCCAACGTTTTTAAGATTATATGCATTGATATCATCATCTGGGGCCGTATCAATTGCTTCAAATATACCGTCAATTTTACCACCTTTAGTAACAGGAACACCCCGATCCTCACGATCTCTAATAAAGTTAAAGACGTACTCTAGTCTATCACGAGCGGCTTCAGACATAATAAAGTTTCTTATATCTACGCTTCTATCTTCTAACAAACCAGTATCTGGATTACGGATAAAATGTCTTATCTCCCTATTTGCAGGGCCGTTTGATTTTACCACCGCACCGTCAAACACGGCGTTTCTTGTATATGGCACATTTAAATCTTTACAACGCAATTTAGCCGTAGCCTCATTAACTTGCCATACAGAGAACGCACACCTTACACCGTCCACAATTGCAGACGTACCTCTGATTTTATTACGAGCTTTCTCTGGTGTGTCGATGAAGTCATTGTCACTTACCTTCGCCATATGGTGGTTTACCATGACTGTTGCGCCTGTTTCTGTAGATATTTGAGCTAACAAACCCATAAATGCTGCGCCTGCCGCAGGATCAGCGTTTACATCCGCGTGTACAAATGATGCCATTGGATCAATAACAACCAATGCCAGGTCTTCTATCTCCAACATTTCTTCATATATCTTTTCAAACTCAGGTGATGTTGCGTATGTATTATCCACTTTCATCATAATTGGAAACACACCGCCTTCGTTCGGCAGCGGCACAATGATACAATCATGGTCATAACCCGAACGTTTGTTCAGGGGGTCCAGCCTGCTGATCCGTCTATGGATCTCATCTTTGTCATCTTCCGCTGATAAAACAATTGATGTGCCGTGATTGGCAACCAAACCACCGAAAGCATTTTGCATACCATCGCCCGATGCCACTTTCATTGCTAGATCAAGTGTCATCATGCCCTTACCGCTATCCCCTGCGGCTGCAAATACCACTGGCACTCCGAGCGGTATCGTATCTCCAATCAGGAACTTCTGCTCTGGAGCAGACCCAACAAACTGCTGAGTGATGAGCAAGTTCTGGTTTTTGAGAGATAATGACTTCTTTACCTTATGCACAGGCGCATTAAGGAAGTTTGATATGTCAAACCCTTCTTCGATTGCGTCTGCTGCATCCCACTTCTTCGGCTTACCCTTCGGTGGCACAAGCATAGTAATTAGCTTCGCCCCTGCATTTTGCGCCAACTCTTGAACTATCCTAGCTAGTTTTCGCCCTGCATCGTCATTGTCAGGCCATATGATTAGTTCTTTTCCCTGCAATGGAGAGAAGTCAAACTTGTCCTTTGTATTACGAGATAGCATCCCTGCACCACCGATAGTGCAAGTAGCTGTGTAGCCTTGTTTCGTTAGCTCATCTGCGCATTTTTCACCCTCAACCCATATCACGCGATCTGATTGGGCAATGTCAGGGAGATTATAAAGCGGTCTGGTTTCAGGTAAACGCGGAAACTGGCGGAACTCTTTCTTCGCATTCCCGTCCGTATCCCGAACAATTTCCCCTGCTGCATCTCTCTCTATGTATCTTCGCACTGTTACGAGAACTTCTCCATCAGTCGATAGGTAGAAATATTCTCCATCGTGCGGTGTATTAGTATCAATGACTCGTCTTTGTTTAACTTGTTCGGGTTGTTCTCCCTGGCTGTTGTCAAACTTGTTCGGGTTAATTGGGTTCATCGGCGCTTCTGCCTGGGGTCGATCCAAGAATGTAGCAAAATGTTCGGCTACATCGGTGATTTTCCACCTGTAAGCCTCCATTAATATCTTGGATATGCCACCGATCCCGTCACCACTGTTGAAATCCATGCCGCGCATGAAGTTTGGGCTTGACGGATCAATGTTTATTTTAAGAGATTGCCCTGCTTCGCCTGCCAATGAGCCAAGATAGAACTCATTCCGAACAACTCTTCCGTTTGGGTAGGCATTCTTTAATGCTTCGATTTGTACATATGACGGAACTTTTTCCGTAATCTCAGCAACTAAATCTTTTTGACTACCACCATATATTGTATTGCCAACTACTCTCAATGACATTATATTGTCCTTACACTCATATTTACCACTTCAGGGGGTTAGCATTGACACGGTGCTGACCCCTAATTTTATTCACCCTTCCAACAAGTCTCCCTAAACTCACAGAACTTGCAAAGATAAAAATCTTTGCTTTGAGCTATGCGAGGTAGAATGTCACCTGCTTTCGATGCAGTCAAGATATTTACTGCCTTATCACTTGCTGCTTGTGCCAACTCTTTATCAAAAGGCACCAACTCATAGTATATTTCAGACGTATTTTTGTTTACGACTGTGAACAATGCAGGGCATTCTGTTAGCTCCATATAAGCCTGATACAGAGCGATCTGCGTTGCATATGTTGGGTTTGCCTTTGCCACGCCCATGCGTTGAAAAGCTTTCCATTTATTATCTTTTGCTGACTTGTTCTCCCACAACGCGGGATAACACATATCAACAGGACCATCACAGATCACACCATCTATATGTCCTCTAATCTCACCATCAGCAATAGAGAACCCAAACTGCTCTCCCATCTTGTCTTCTGTCCTGAGATCAAAGTCTGCATCCTTTATCCATTTTGCTGCATAGTCTTCGATTCCGTGACCAAACTCAAAGATGCGCAGCGTCTGTGCGCTGAAGCCAGAGTTCTCATCTTGAGGATAATTTAGGTAGCGATACTGTATCTTACGGCTACACTCATCTCCAATACTTGATGCCCCCAGGTACTTCCGCCGTTTTTTCTTCTCATTAAGCCGAACAATTCCTCGGTCTACAGCCTCTGCTATTGCCTCAATTACGGGATCAGAATGGGATGCTTGTATGGGGCCAAGCGCCCGTTGACTTAAAGTAATTTTCTTCGAGCTTCCCAATGTCAATCTCCGCTGATAGTTTTACTGCTTCTTGCAATCCGAATATGAGTGTATGAACCTGATCTTCTGATAGATCACAAAATCTAGTTTCCCACCCAAACTTTCCTAATATAAATGCCAGTTCTTCTATTGGCTTTCTTTCTTCCATTAATGCATCG